TTAAAAATTTACATAGCTACTGAAAGCATCTGTTGCTTCTTTAGTAACTTCATCAGAAATATGAGTGTAAGTATCCATAGTTATTTGTAAAGAAGAATGTCCTAAACGTTCTTGGATTATTTTAGACCTAACGTTATCTGATTCGAATAATAATGTTGCGTGGGTATGCCGAAAACCATGACAACCAATAGAATGTAAGTTAGCTTTTTCTGCCAATCTTTTAGAACGTTGGTAAATGTCTTGACTTCGGAACATGGTACCATCAATTTTTGTAAAAATGAGTTGTGTTTTAAATCCACCTTTTTTCATTAAAGCTTCATGCTGTCTAAGTTTCCATTTTTTTAAGATATAAGCAGTCTTGTTATCAAAAGAAATTTTACGAATAGAATTGGGAGTTTTAGGATCGTTTATAGTCAATCCATTTGTACTGATAGCAGTAGTTTTATTTATATTAACTACCTGCTTTTTTAAATCAATATCATTCCAATTCAATGCTAAAGCTTCGCCAACACGTATACCAGTAAAAGAAAGTAAGCGAAAAATAGCACAGTCTAAGTCGGCATAGTATTTTAGAACTAAACTTTCTTCTTTGGCTTGATTGGCAATGCTATCAGCTGTATTTAAGAAATGTTCCAGTTCGTCTTTTGTATAGAACTTTCTTTTTGTATTCTTTTCTAATTTCTTTAGCGAACTAGGTTTAGTTATTTTCTTAAATGGGTTTGAGTCTATTATTTCTAAACCAACAGCATAGTCACAAACACGAGAAGCATAACTTAAAAGTACTTTTCCCATTTCATTCTTTTTATACCATTCATTAACAGATTTTTGCACGATCTTGACTGTTAAACGCTCAAGTCGCATTTTCCCGAATGTGGGCAAAATGTGTTTTTTCATACGTCGTTCAGTAGCGATGAATGTGGATTCCCTAACTGTTTTTTTGTATTCGTCCAACCACATATAATAAACTTCTTCAAAAGTGGTTAAACGAGTATGCTCGTTAGCTAGGTTCCCATTATCAAAATCTAATTTTTTTTGATTAAGCTTGAGCTGTGCTTCTTTTTTTGTATTACAGTTTCTGATAGTGACATTAATTTGTTTTCCAGTTAAATAATCTACGCCTAAATAGGCAGTTACTTTCCAGTATTTTTTTCCTTTTTTTGTATATTGTTTAAAAGTTGCCATTGTTTATCCTTTCCACTTGGGCAAGCGAATAGAAGGAATGACAAATTTCTAGCACCTCCTTATTAGATTTTAAAGCCCCTAGCATGAATCGAACACGCTAGAACTCACCAGAGAGGGGGATAATAAAGCATATTTTTTTGTTAAGCAGTGCGCGTTACTTTTTATTCTCTAATTTTCTAATAGCTTTTTCTAAATCATTTATTTTTTTTATTAGCATATCTATTTTTTCATCTTTTTCATCATTGTTATTAGATTCATTACTTTTATTAAAATATTCAGTAATAGTAGAAGTTAACATGCCAACAAACCCAATTCCCACAATCATCAAAATGATTGCAGCAATTCTTCCTAATGGAGTAGTTGGAGAAATATCACCATACCCGACAGTTGTTGTTGTTACCAAAGCCCACCAAAACGCATCAATGTATGGAACGTTTTCTGCATATGAGTAAATCATTGCTGAAATAACAATGAGAACCGAGCTTAAATAAATCACGTTTAAAAATCCGTTAGTATTTAAAAATGATTTAGTGTTTCTTGTTAATTTGCCAACCACACCTATCGCTCTTGTTAGCTTTGCTAGTCTAGCTATTTTAGCTATTCGAAACAACCTAGCGATTCTAAAGAAAGAAAAAATAGCATCAAAAGGAATTATCGCGATCAGATCAAAAATATTTTCTTTAAAAAATTTGATTTTATTTTTTGAAATAAAAAATCTAACAATGTAATCAATTGTAAATGTGATTAAGATAATATTATCAATAACGTTAAATGGTGGATTACTAATATTAATAACATTTGAAAAATCAAGAATAACTAAAGCGATTGAGATTAATGCTAAAACAACAATAGAGTAATTATAGATTTTTTGATTTATTTTCAATGAAGTTCTCTCACTCTCTAAATGAGGTTTAAGTCCGTGTTCCCAGTACGGATTTTTTTTATTTCAAATAAATTTCTTGTCCCATTTTTAAGTTGTAATGAGCTATAATATTTGAGTAATTGTATTGTCCTTCATATTTTTCGATTAAGCTTCTAAACATATATTGTTCTGCTTCAGCTTCCATCTTAGAACGAAAAACAGGAATTTTATACAATGCCATTATATCCACATGGTCTTTTACATGCTTTAATTCGTGATATATTGCTTCTTCTTGTTCTGATGGTGTTAAATTTTGATTTACAAATATGATACCGTAGGTAGGGTCGAAACATGCGCGTTTGTTCAAAGTAGTAAAAACTAACTCCACATTATATTCTTCTACCAACTCTTTGATACTTTTCATATAAGCACAACCTTTGACTTATTTCCCGAATCTACCCTTTAAATATGCACGAATAACTTCCCGATCATGATCATCCAAAGGTTCACCATCGAAACTCATCACATTGTCTAATACTTCATCCAAATCATCAGATTGCTTTGATTTATTAGAAACTTCACGACCTAATAAATAATCCGTTGAAACTCCAAAATAATTTGCAACAGCTTCTAATTTATCAATAGAAGGTTTACTTTTTTTCCAAGCGTATAATGAATTTCGACTGAAATTTAACTTTTCTTCAAGTTCGACAATAGATATTTTCTGACTATCTGCTAATTTTTTTACTCTATCAAATACAGTCATATCAAGCTTTCCTCCGTAAGCTTCGGAAATTTCTATAAAAAAACGTAGAAAATCATTTGACATCTACAAAACTTTTTAATATACTATGTCCGTAAGCTAAATTATTAGCTAATAAGTTCGCAAATAAAACCAAGAAACAAACTAAAAAATCGTTGGGGAACGGTAAAAAGTGTTGTTTTACTAGGCTTAAAAAGTCTTATTTAGCTATGCACCTATTCTACAAAACATTATAGAATAAGTCAATAAATTTTATAAAATTAGCTAATTTTTTAGCTTACAAATTAAAAATGAAAGGGAGTGAAGGAAATGGATTTGATTGTGACAGAACTAAATGAAGGGGAAAAATACTCGAATTTAAGCAAAACGGAATTGATTAGTTTACTTATGAAAATTATTGATGAATCAGTTATCCATGTTGAAGTTAAAAAGAACCCGTCTAACAAAACAACGGGTTCAAACAATGATTAAAAAGTTCTAGATTCGCTTTTTAGCCACTCGGTGGCACCCTTGGCTAGATTCAAAGAAGCCCAGTGTTCTTTTGTTTGAATCACAAACAACGAATCATTTGAATCGATTTCTGTTTTTAAGTTATCTCGAATTTCAGATGCACTTAAAGATGAATCTACTAACCAGAATGAATCAAATCTTTTTGAATAAGCTCCAAGTGATTTAATTTTTCCATTCAAAGCATCATAATCTTGATTTGGTTTTTTCAAATCATAGGTAATAGCGTAAACACTCATAATATTTCACCACCTTATTATTGGTTATTTCAGCAGACCACTTGCTGATAAGGAAATTATATCAAAAAAAGAAAGTGAGGTAATTAAATGTCACAAGATTTAGCTATTGAAGTAAGGGCAGCGCTAATTCGTGCAAAGAAAACTCAATCTTGGTTAGCGAAACAATTAGGGATTTCAAGTCCGTACTTATCTGATATTCTTCATGGTCGTAGACGTTCAGAAGAGCAAGTTCGGAATATAAAAAAAATATTAGATATTAGATAGGAGGTGTAGGTAAAAGTGGAAGAAGCGATTATCAAAGTTGACTTACAAAACCTAATGAAGTTGATCAAACAAGCTGAGGAGCAAGCTGACCAACTTCAAAAAGCTTTAGATGAGATAAATAAAACTAAAATCCTAATTTCTTAGCTGCCCATTCTGACCCAGCGGCAGACTTCATATCTTCCCACGAATCGAAGTTTGTGTTTGAGCTAATGAATTTATCTAATTTATTGTCATCTATTGATTCCATATCAGAGAAATCAAATCCGGATTTTTCAATAAACTCATCAATATTAGAGAATTTAGTATTTTCAATCATAAATTCTTTAGTGAATAGTTCATCGAATGGTACAGAATGTTCGCCATCTAAAGAATCGGCATTTTTAGCAAATTGATTTAGCTCATGTTGTAATTCGTCAAATCCATTTAATTCGAATTTCATAATATTTCACCTCGCTTTCAAATTCATTTTACCAAGAGGTGAATTGTAAAACAATCAGTATAGGAGGTGATAGTAATGGAAGTGATTTTAACTCCAGAAAATGAAGCTTCTCTAAGAGATTTTGTACATGGAATTATTGTTGATGAAATAGAAAAAGTACGAAGAGATACGGCAGTTGATAAGCGAGTCTTAAATCAAACAGAGATTGCAAAATATTTCAATGTATCCACAACAACAATAAGGGAATGGGAGAAGCTAGGTCTTCCGCATGGATCAGTAAGTAAACAAGGGAAGTTCTACGACAAAGAAGAGTGTCGCAGATGGCTTCTATCACAAAAAAGATAAATCTTGGGCAAGCGAAATTTAGGGAGGAAATAATATGAAAAAAATATATCACTTAAGACGTATAGCGGCATTGCTAATCGTTTTTGGCTTGGGGCTTTTAGTAGGTGGCAATATTGGCCCATTAATCCAAAACATTTATATAGCAGCTTTTATCGTTTGGTTGCTCTATTACGATTTAGCGTTAGAAGACCGAGAAATAAAAAAACAAAAATAAAGACCCACTTCGACGGCCATCAAAGTAGGTCAATTACAAATATCAAATTCAAGGAGAGTGTACCACATGAATAAAGAAATTGAAAGAATGATTATTGAACTTGAAAAAGAATGTAAGGCACAGAATGTTGAACTTCTTCTATGTGCTACAAATTTTGAGACAGGCCAAGGAAGTACTGCTTTTTGTGGTTCAGTTATCGGGTTAGCTATACTCTTACAAAAGCTGGTAGGTGATCTAAAAGAGCAATTAAGTATAAGCGAATCTTGTGATTGTCCAGAATGCGTAGTAGAAAAAGCCGAAGATGCTGCAAATGAAAAATCTATGGATGAACTACTAACTGCATTTTTACGAGGTGAACTGCAATGATCGAAGTAAGAGGTTTAAGTGATGATGTTTACGAATTAATGTTAGCGAATGCTCAAAATAGGATTGTTCAATCAATTCGAACTGCAGCAGCAAATGGTAATACAAGTTGCGTGGTGAATAGTAAAGGTCTTACATCAACGTTTTTATCTCAATTAGAAACAGAAGGATTTGATCACGTTGAACTTGAAGAAAACAAAACGAAAATATTTTGGGAGTGGTGAAAATGCCTGAATTTGATTCATTAGGAGCTAGACAAGAGCCGCTAGAAGAAAAAGAAGCATTAGAGCCAACATGGGAATATGACGAAGAAGAGGAGAATCAATGATGGGGGAAATTATTTTACAAAAAGACGTTACTGATGCAGTTTCTAACAGAATTAAAGGTTTAGAGCAGGATGGGTTACAATTGCCAGCTAATTACAATGCATCGAATGCTCTAAAATCAGCATGGTTTGCAATTCAAAAAGTACAAGATCGAAATAAAAGACCTGCTTTAGAAGTTGTTACAAAAGAATCTGTTGCTAACACTTTATTAGATATGGTTGTTCAAGGCCTAAGTCCAGCAAAAACCCAATGTTATTTTGTTGTTTATGGAAAAGAGTTACAAATGCAACGATCATATTTTGGAACACAAGCCGTTTTGAAACGTTTATCAAATGTTAAAGATATTTGGGCGGAAGTTGTTCACAAAGGTGATGTGTTTAGGATTGGCAGTGAAAAAGGCAGAACAGTCGTTAAAGAATTTGAGCCAGACTTCGCAAATCAAGACAATGAAATTATTGGTGCTTTTGCAGTAATTGAAAAAAACGATGGCGAACGTGTTTATACCGTTATGACAAAAAAAGAAATTGACAAATCTTGGAGCAAAGCGAAAACAAAAAATGTTCAAAATGATTTTCCAGGAGAAATGGCTAAACGTACAGTAATTAATCGAGCCGCTAAAACATTTATCAATACAAGCGATGATAGTGATTTACTGACAGATGCGATTAATAGAACAACAGAATACGAATATGATGAAAACAGACGTAAGGAAGCAGAACCAGTTGCAGATACAGTAATAGCACTCGAAGAAAAAATATTTTCCAACAATAAAAAAGCTGCTAATCAAGAAAACGATAATGAACGAATTACACGTGTAGCTGACGTGCCAGGGCAACCCGATATTGAACAAGACAAACCAATTGAAAAAGCAGATTTAACGAAAGTGGCGGACCGAATTTTAGAAGAGCCAGTTCAGGAAACTTTAGATGTGATGGCTGGTTATGAAATCAATCAGAAAGAGAGTGAAGCTGATGTCTCAACGATTGAAGAAGACGATTATCCTTTCTGATGAAAATTATTATTCACAAGAAGCGGACCTAGCTTATATGTCTGTCTCTCAATATAAAAAATTTCTTGAATGTGAAACTGCAGCTCTTGCCAAGTTAAAAGGTGAATGGACACCAGAGAGTGATCCAAAAGCATTGCTAGTTGGTAATTATGTTCATTCTTACTTTGAATCACCAGAAATTCATGAAGCATTTAAAGAAGAAAATAAAAGCAAGATGTTTTCTTCAAGAAAACCGTTTGGCCTACTGAAAGATTTCCAAATTGCGGAGCAGATGATTGAAAGATTAAAACAAGAAGAAGCCTTTTTAAAAATTTATCAAGGCGAAAAAGAAGTGATCGTCACAGGTGAAATTGGCGGTGCAATGTGGAAAGGGAAAATTGATTGTTTGAATTTAGAAGAAAAGTATTTTGTAGACATCAAAACAACCAAAGATATGCACGAGAAAAAATGGGACGAACGTTTAAACAGAAAAGCAAACTTCGTTGAACGCTTCGGTTACGTGTTCCAAATGGCTGTTTATTGCGAACTGCTTCGACAACAATATGACAAAAATTTTCTTCCTCTCATTGCAGCCGTTTCGAAACAAACACCTAGTGAAGCAAAACTCATCACTCTTAGTGAAGAAAAGATGATTTATGAGTTAGAAGACTTAAAAGAAAATATCGAGCGTGTTGTGCGAGTGAAAAACGGCGAAGAGGAGCCAGTTAGTTGTGGAACTTGCGAATATTGTAGAGGACACAATAAAATTACCAATTTTACCAGTATGGACGATTTATAGGAGGTGCATAACGAATGAATACTGGATATATAAAATTGTATCGAAAAGTGACTAATTCATTCGTTTGGACCAATTCCGATATGTTCAAGCTTTGGATCCTCTGTTTAATGAAAGCAAGTCATGAAGATAGGAAGTTTTTGTTTAATGGTCAAGAAGTCCGCTTGACAAGCGGACAATTCGTCACGGGAGCCCATGCGATAGCAAAAGAGTACAACGAAGGAGTGTCGAGTGACAAAGCGATTGCATGGCGAACACTATGGAGATGGCTTAAGAAATTTGAAAATGAAGAATTATTGACAATCCAATCAAACGCTAGATACAGCGTTATAACAATAAAAAATTGGTCTGATTATCAATCAGGTGACAAGCCGTTGACAAGCCAAAGACAATCGAGTGACAAGCCATTGACAACATACAAGAATGAAAAGAATGATAAGAATGAAAAGAATATTAATAACAACAATAAAGGGTCGTCCATTCGTTCAATTTGGGAAAATAACGGATTTGGACCGATGTCGTCTAAAACCACGACCGATTTTGATTATTGGATTTCTGATTTTGAAAAAATCGGAGCTAGTCAAAAAGATGCTGAGCAATTAATTGTTAAAGCTATTGAAATTGCTATTGATGCAAACGCAAGAAACTATAACTATATCAATGCCATATTGAAAGATTGGGAACAAAGAGGGTTCAAATCTGTTGATGATCAAGAAGCGGCAAGGAAGCAAAAGAAAATAACCAAGCAACAGAAATCAAACACAGGTCATTCGGATTACGATGATCTTGGATTTTAGGAAGTGAAAGAATGCAGTCAGCATCAGATGGATTTTCAAAAATGATTAAAACGTTGCTTTATATCACACCTGATCCATGTCCAGAGTGCGGAGGAAATCTTTATGCGTGGCGTGCCAAAAATAAAGATGGGTCCGATAGATGTCCGCCAACTTGTATGGAATGCGGCTATAAAGCACGCAAAAAAGCAGAAGACCTCGAAACAGAGAAAATGTTTAACGATAGTTTGAAAGCTAGAGCGATTAATTACCTGAAATATAGCTCGCTTTATACCGACAAAAATTTAATTAATTGTCGTTTTAAAACTTACAAAACAGTAGACACAGAAACTAAGCTTGCTTTTGAAATTGCCAATCGAGCCACAACTGAAATTCTTTTGAATAAACCAATTCATATGATTCTTTCAGGCAAAAGCGGTGTTGGTAAAAGTCATTTAGCTATGTCAACGGCTTGGGAAGTGTTGGAGAAATCAAACTATGATAAACGTTGTCTGTTCATTAGCTATGCGGAACTCTTAGAACAGCTAAAATTTGCGATGAATGATGAGCAAGCCAGAAAAGAAATAACAGGTAGTTTGATGGCAGAAATCAAAAGCGCAGATTTAGTAGTTCTGGACGATTTAGGAGCCGAGTTGGGAGTTAAACAAATTGATGATAGGAATAAAAGTACTAACTTCAATAACGACACCTTGAATCGCATTGTAGAAGCTCGGCAGAATAAAGCAACTATTTTTACTACGAACTTAACTGGTAAAGAAATGAGTCAAGCTTATGGGGAGAGAATTCTTTCTCGCATCATGAGTAATTCACAAGGTTTTGTAATGAAAATTGAAGGGACATCAGACAAACGAGTAGCAGGTATCTAAAATATTATTTTTAGCGAATATATTCAGCGTAGAGCAGTTTTACAATCAAGTGAATATAAATAGATATAAAGAAAGAAAAACGGCTTAAAACGCATTTTAAAGCCTTAAAAACAAATCGATAGAAAGGGGAATCATTCAATGCCGTATGTAGTAAAAATTTCAGCCTATCTTGGCAAAGATGGTCGACCAGTAGCCAATTTAAAAGATGCTGTGCTATTTGAACAAAAAGAGACAGCAGCTATCGCAACAATCGTATCTGGCGGAACCGTTTCAGAAGTAAAGGAAGCCATCATAATGCCAGAAAAACCGAAGAGGCACACAGTAAAAGCTACCAAAGTAGACTTTAAAAAGGACCCAATCGAAAAAGTAACAAAAGATAACCAAGCTTGGATGAAAGGGGCTAAATAAGAATGAAGTGTGTTAGGTGTCAAGATCAGCGTGTGATTTGGGGAAAAGACAGATTTAATTATGCAACACCTATTCCATGTCCTGAATGCAATAAAGATGGAAAAGCAGTTCGAGCGGAAACTGCGACCAAGGAAAGGGAGTTAAAACAATGCAATCACCAACAGCCCTGAATAAGCGAGGAAACAAAGTCACAATTGATGGTTACACATTTGATAGCCAGAAGGAAGCTAACTTTTATACAAAATTTGTCAAAAATTGTGGGTTACCTTTTGAAGTTCATCCACGTTTTAAACTAACCGAACTTACACCAACTGCGGATGGTATAGGTAAAATTTCGGCGATAGCTTATTCACCTGATTTCATCATAAAAAACTTAGATGGGAGTTGGAGACATGTCATTGACATTAAAAACTCTTTTGGCGTGTATGGCATTGACCAATCCGTTAAGATTCGTTTTCGTCTATTTGCCCTTAGATATGGTCATCCAGTTGAAGCGATTGTTGTTCGTGCTAGAGATTTTAAAGTGATCACACAAGGCGTAACTAAGCCTTTAAACGAAAAAAGACCATTCATAACCGATAATTTCGATTACGAATGGAAAGATGCAACTAATTATTGATTAAAAAAAATGAGTAACTAGAAGAGTAACAATTGCAGAAACAATCGCAGAAACTATTGAACTAATGAATCCAATAAAAGTTTTTTCTGCAGTGGGATGATTATAGAAGAATTTCTGTTTTCTCAAATATTCTTCACCACTAGGGGTTAGCATAGGATCTTCTAACCTTAATATCTGACAAATATCATCTATAATCTCATATTCAACTCCCACTACGAATTTGTTGTCAATAGCTTGTTCAATGGCGGCTGTACTATCTTCTGGTAGTACTTCGGCATATGGTAGCCCTCTAGAATCTTGTCGGTCAGCTTTAAATTCATTATTTTTAATAGCTATAAGAAAATCTTTTATGGTTTTAACAGGATTTTTATTTGTTCGCATTAATAGTCACCTCTAAAAAAATAATACCAAAGAAAGTAGGAAAATAAAATGACAAAACAAGTAAATTTTAGACCAGAAGTGAAAAAAGTGACATCTAAATCAAACGGAAATATCGAAGTGCTATTAGTGGTTAGCAACGCTTCATTAAAAGGGAAATATGAAAGTTTAAACGAATTTTTAGGCAAAACAGTATCAACGACTATTGAGCCAGAAACTGTAGAGTATAAGGTGCCAGTAAACAAACAGACAAATAAACCAAATGTCGAATACGTTGTAAATAACAATGGAACAGTTGAAGTTCTAAAAGAAGAACAAACTTCTTTAGAAATGGGCGATGATGTGCAAGAAGTCGAAGAAGTTGCTGTGCAAGTATCGAAAGAAACCATTGACGAATTCATCAAGAAGGCAACAACAATCGAATGGCCAGAATCAGTAACAATCAACGTTCGTGGTGTGTTGCATCGGATCGATGAGGGTGAAGAGCTAGAAGAAATTGCGGCAGATCATGATGTTTCAGTTGAGAATCTAATTAATCAAGTGGAAATCGCACGCCAACATTTTGCACCGTTTGCAGATTCTTGGAGCAAAAATAAAGAGAACATCATTTTCCCTGAAAAGACAGTTGAAGATGATGAAGAAGAAATCGAAGAATAATCTCGTAGAAAGTGAGTGTTCATTTTGCTTGAGATTTATTACACGCCAACATCCGCTATTATTGCGGATGCATTGGCTAGAAAATATGAGGTCGTTTCTTTAGAAACAGCTAGAAATATTGCCAAAAAATTTAAAGCTAGCTTGAAGCAGAAAACGGATCTTTATGTAATTGAAAGTATTTTGATTGATGCTGGTTATAAAAAAGAGCCAGTGAATTTGTGAGAAAGGAGTGGAGTTTGTGGCCACAGTAAAGAATTCTTTACTCCTTTGAAATGATGAATAGTTACCAAAAGAAAAAGAAACGCAAAACACATTAGAAATACTAAAAGAAGCAATGGAACTTCTGGAAAATAAAACAAGCAGTTCATTTACTGAACCAGAACAGCTGTCATTATTTTAGAAGTGGATCCAAGAAGGCAAAGTGCAAAATCAGTGCGTGTTTTTGTCTGTTTTACGTTTCTTTATGGCTGGAAGGCTAAACCATAGAAGCAGAGCTGCAGGGAAAAATAGCAAGAAAACGCCTAAACTGATTTTATGTAATAAAAAGGCAACAGCGGAGGCTAATTATGAAATTAATCTATGTTTTAACTGGAAAAGAAGAAAATAAAAACTATGTAAAAAAATTTGTTGGAAATTATTGCAGTTTTGGACCTAAAGAGGATGCAAAAGCATTTACTAGTGAAGAAGCTGAACAGATGAGAAGACTGTTAGAGAATAGTGTAGGCAATGCGTTTGTTATTGATGATGACAGGGAGGTAAAAAATGGGTTTCAAGTTTAGCGATTATTATAATGCTGAAAATATTTGTCTGTCAGAAGAAACCATTAGAGAGTTACTTGTGGATTATTTTGAAGAAGGAGAGAAAGCTAAGAATGAGTAAACAAGAACTAGTAGATAAAAACGAAGTATTAAGTATTTGGCATAATTATTGGGAATCAGATAAATTGGCTTATGAAGCAGAGGACGAGTTAAGAGAGCTAAAAACGATAATATGTATTACAGAACTCAACGAAAATCAGCAGATTGTGCTGGATTGGTTGAAAGAATCATGCAAATTACACGGATTACGTGAAGTTATCGAAATCATGGGATTTTTATTAACTAGATGAATTGAAGCAAGTTTTACAAGCTTTTAGTCAGTGGGCTTTTGAACAGGAGGTAAAATAAATGAAATTTTACGAAATTAAAGAACCTTATTTTGCATTAATCGTTGCTGAGGATGAAAAACAATGTTTAAAACTTTACAAGAATATTGTTTGCGATGTAGAGGACGAAAAAGAGTTTTTGGATGATATGAAAACAATTGATAAATACGAAGCGTTCAAAATGCTTGCTAAAAGTCGTATTGAAGATGGTGGAGAATTGGGTGCAGAAGAAGCTTTTAATCAATTAGAAAATCTTGAAGAAAACGGCGAAGTATTGTTAATCGATGGTAGCTTGCTTTAGGAGGGAAACAGCGATGGATAAACAAGAATTGATAGACATATTAGAGAAATTAGAATGTAGCACCGAAAGTTTAAGCTATGACAACGGTTATGAACAAGGCATTTATGATTCGTTGTCGCACGTGATACTACTAGACGAACCGAAAAAAGTCGTGATACCGCAGTTTGTAGCTGATTGGTTCGAAGATAATTTTGAAGAGTTAGATTGGGAACTTGGTGGTGTTTTAATAAATGCTTTTAATACAAATAGAAATGAGAGAAGTGATTTTCAAGATTTGCTTGTCGATACTACGAATTATCCAATTGAAACATTGATAAGAATGAAGTTGTTTGGCTACGAAGTCGAGAAAGAGCAGTTGTATAAAGTAGTTATTGACCATAAATATTTAGTGCAACTTTTTAGTGGTAGAACTGATGCTAGACTTGTTGAGTATGAAGAACTAACAAATTGGCACGATTCAGCATATAAACTTACTGAATCAGTAATCAAATCAATTGACGAGCGCTATTGGCCGTTTGCTGTGAAAGTTGATGGTGAATAGATGAAATATAAAACTAGATATAGCAGCATTGTTCCGAAAGGACAAATAGGTGAGTGCATCGACAAAGTAGATGGTGAATTATTAGCTTTATTAATCAAGTTTGGTAACGGTGAAGTATTTTGGTTTATGAAAAGAGATTTAATTGAAGTGGAGGATAAGTAATGCTAAGTTATCCAGAATTATATATACTGGGCCGTCAAGTAGACGGCGTGTATGTTGAGTACCTGCATGGATCAGAGCAAGCCGATTTATTTTTCGATTATACGATAGCTCGTGATGAAAGAAATCATATGAATAAAACCAATACAAAAGATGGCGAATGGAGAATTTTAAAATACGGGAGGCCAATTACATTGGAGTTTTAACTTATTGCAACTTTTTTACAATAACTAGCCGATTTTTTGCAAACAAAAAGCCAGCCGACCAATGGCTGACTAATGTGGTAGTTAGCACTTTTCCCAAGTAAAGTGCTAATAGTGCCAACAAATAAGGTTGACATTGTGTCTCTGGTGGAGACAGGAACTATCGATAACTGTTTTCCGCCAGTTATCATAGAAAAGGAGAAATTTATTTCAGAAATAAAATCCCCAAGAAAGTTAATATGATTATATCATGAGTAAATGTATTTGAAAATACTATCTCATAGTACGTATTGTAAAAAGTTTATTTAGTAGAAAATAAAAAAAGCCGGATTCCTCCGACCGTGGGTAATATTCTCGACACGAATATTATACCATAGGGGGAATCAAAGGATGGTACTTTTTGACGTAAAGAAATATGAAACACCAGATGCAAAGGACGTAGATATGGAGCAAACTAAACATAACGTCAGTGTATTCCTGTCTGCCTATCTTGCTGCTAGATGTCGTGTTGGCCAGCCGAGGGAACCAAAAGTAACAGCTTCATTCTCTTTGGTTCCACCATCAACGGCCAATAACGCTTTTGAAGCCGAGCAAATGTTAATCCAGAAAGAAGAAGCCCAAGAAGAGTTTGATTACCTTCATAAGCTTTTTGTTAGAGGTTATTCTGCGATTCAGCATCCGCACAAACCAGATGTAACGGAGAGAAGAAAAAGAATCTTCTATGATCGCTATATCAACGGCAATCCAATCTATCTAGCGGCACAACGAAACTGTATCAGTGAAGAATCAGTGAAACAAGAATCTAATATGATTATTGTTCAATTTGCTTCGGCACTGGAACTGGTTGCTTTTAAGTAGCCATTTATTACACTTTTTATACCTCTTTTATACACTTTATCTACACTTCATATACCTTTGAAACGAGTTATTATGATAGTGTCAAAAAAATAAGAAATGCGACACACTTACACAAAATTTAAACGGAACGATTGCCTACTTATTTTTTTGATTTGAGATTACAAGGAAGTAAAAAAATTCTACTTTCTTCGTTTAGTCACTTGTGATCTCATTTAGATTCTCTCGCAAACCACCAATTATAAAACTAAAGAAGTGAGGTGAATTTCCTCTCTCTTTTTTCTACAGGTTTGCGAGAGTTAATGGAGCATAGCTTAATCGGTAGAGCAGCGGTCTCCAAAACCGTTAGTATAGGTTCGAGTCCTATTGTTCCAGTAAGTGGCATAAGCTGCTTAAATAATATAGATCGTCAATGAATGTTCGGACAAACAAATTGGCGCTACTATCTTTCACGAGGGCTGCATTTATATGCAGTCCTTTTTGTTTTAAGTGTAGTAGAGTTTTCATTTTGAAAGGAGATAAACAATGCGTGTATTAATTAGAAGTTCAGCATTTGGTTCAGAGTATTGGGATACCGAAGAAAAAAGAAATGTGTTTGTTCCTAAAGGCCAAGACCCAGATTTTGAAGTTACTGAAAATCCTGAATCAATGCTAAGTAAAGAAGCTGATTTATATGTTGGTGGTTTACCAATTACTGTTGGGAATGTAACGATTGATACTGATGGAATTAAAGGCGAACGATTATTAACAACTGCAAGTGCTGCTGATGATGAAGAACAAGATGAGCTTGTTCCGTCTGATGATGAATCTGTTGTATTAGAAGAAATGAATGTAAAAGAATTGCGTGAATATGCAAAACGAAAAGGTATTGAGATTCCAAGTGCTGCACGTGCAAAAGGTGACATTCTCAATGTTATTAAAGAATCTGAATAATGCGCTATTGTCAGTTTGAAGGTTGCTCTAATACAACAGAAAAAGGAGCTTATTGTTCAGAACATGCTAGGAAGTCAAGAAAAAAGAAAAAGCAAATCAATGCTTATCATCATGACAACAAATCATTTTATCGAACAAAAGCATGGCAAGATGTCGCTGACTTTGTCTATGAAAGAGAAGGTGGTTGCTGTCAAAGATGTGGCCGTTTTGTATTTGGAAGGCAAGCACATCGGCATCATGTGATTCCAATCAAGAAGAACGAAATGCTCAAGCTTGATCCAAACAATATTCGTTTGTTGTGTCCGAAGTGTCATGTGATTGAAGAAAATGAAGCAGATGAGAAAAAAGTTTTTCCATCTTATTTTAGGAGGAAGTAAATATGAAACAGCAGTTAACAAAGCATTGGTGTATCAATCCTAAATGTAAATGGGAAATAAAAACACACAAATTGTTGGAAGGTTTAAAATGTCCGAAATGTAATTATCCAACTCAATTAAAAATTTTAAAAAAATGAAGCCCCCCTATCAAATTTGATTCAAAATTTTTGTCGGGGGATAGGGTAGGGGGCAGTCACGCGTGTCGTTAGGTCAAAAATTTTAAAAATAAAAGGGGGGTGTATAAAAAATGACCACAAAAGCGCAACGCAAAGCGATTATTGATGAAAAAGTTAATCACGAAAAAACGCGAATTTTAGAAATTATGCGCAAGTCTGATTTATACACTATTACTCTTGATCCATTGATTGAATCATACTTGGATATTTTTGAAGTTTACCAATACAAATACATGCTGTGGAAAGAAAAAGGATTTCCTGAAACCCAAAAAACAACAAACAAGGCTGGAGCTACTAACAATAGCAAGCATCCATTAGCGCAACAAGTCGAAGTTTGGGCCGATAAAAAAATGAAAGCATTGGATTTATTAGGATTGACCAATAAGTCAAAAACAGGCAGACAAATTACTGGTGGTTCAACAGCTAGAGCAGATGAAGAAATGAAACGGCCAGAAGAAAAGCCTGTAGATGAATTGGCAGAACATCGGAAAAAATGGCGTAAAAAGGCAGGGAATGAAACATGATTGAACCTGGTGTAAATTATGCTGATTTATTTGCGAAAGAAGTTCGAAAGCATTCTAAGAAATATCCAAAAACGGTTCGTTTAGCAATAGATCGTTGGTATCGATGGAAGAAACGAAAAGATATTTGGTTTGATGTTGATCGTGCAAATGAAATGATGGACTGGGTAGAATCTTTTATTGTTCATACAAAAGGCGATATGGTAGGTAAACCATTTCTTTTAGAGCCATGGGAAAAATTCATTTATTCCTGGATTTATGGCTGGGTAAAAGAAAATGAAAAAGGGCAAGTAGTCCGTGTTACTCGTGAGGCATACGTACAAATACCAAAGAAAAATGGGAAAACACTAATAGCGGTAGGTGCGTTGGGGTATGCGATGTATGGCGAAGGTGCCTTATCTGTCGATTGCTATGCATGTGCTTCCGATTTTGCGCAAGCTCAGTATGCTGCTAAGCCTTTTGCAGCTACTATCCTAAATAATCCAGTGCTATTAGATGGGACTAAAATATTTAAAGGTCCAAAAGGCACCGTTTCAAGCATTACGTATGACTATTTACATGGAGATATGGCTTATACAAATAAGTTTATTGTTCAGACAAAAAACATTGATAATATAGAAGGTTCCAATCCATATTTTGTTTTAAATGATGAGCTGCATAAACAAGAGAAAATGGAGCAGTACGATAACTTTAAATCTGCACAAATTTCATTGCCACAGCCGTTAATGTTTAATATTTCTACAGCTGGTAAAGGAAGTAGTTCGGTTGGTATTCGTGTTTATAAAGAAGCAAAAGAAGTCTTGAAGCGCGATGATAATGATTCAAACTTTGTTTTGATTTATGAACCAAATAAGGGATACGATTGGACAGATAGAAAAGTTTGGGAAATGTGCAATCCTAACTGGGGAATATCTGTTGATTTGTCTGCTTTAGAATCAGCCTTTAAAACTGCGCAACGTTCCGCTCACTCGAAAGCTGAATTTTTAACGAAGCATTTAGATGTGTTTGTGAATGGTGCAGATAATTTCTTTGAACAAGATCAAGTGGAACCGTGTTTGGTTCCTACAAATGAATTAGGAAACTTAAGTGGTGAGCCATGTTGGATTGGTTTGGACTTATCTAAAAGCCGAGATTTAACTTGTGTATCATTAAATTTTCCTACATGGGATGCCGAAGGAAAAGCAATACTCAAAGTAAAACAATTATATTTTATTCCTAGTGAAAATATTGATTTTCGAGAAAAGGAAGATAATGTGCCATATTCTGAATTAGCAGAACAAGGATTTGTTGAACTTTGCGATGGTAAGTTAATTGATCAAGAACAAATATTTCATTTTATTGAAGATTGCATGGATTTTTATGATGTTCAACAAGTCAATTATGATCCAGCGATGAGTGACCGATTAGTTGAAAAATTGGAAAATTTAGGCTTGGAATGTGTGCAAGTTGATCAGTACGCAAGAGTGTTGAACTCGCCGCTTGAAGATGCCGAGCGATTATTTTATGAGCAAAGGATTATGTTTGATAATCCTTTATTTTTGTATTGCGCTTTAAATGTGGTTGTCAAAATGGATTTTCAAGGCCGTAAAGTACCAAGTAAAAACCAGTCAAAGAGAAAGATTGATGGATTTGTTGCTTTCCTTTGTGCGCATAAGGAAACAATGGATCAAATGATTGATGTCAACGAAGATGATATGGATGAATATTTAGATTCTATCTATCGATAATAGAAAGGCGGTGAAATTTTGAAGCTAAGAGATAGACTTTCAAATGCTGTATATGGATTTTTGGAAAAGCGTGGCTGGATTGAAGATATTTATGGCAATGTAACAAAATATTCACAACATTTTGTTAACGATTCTTCTATTATGGAATCGTCTGATGTTTATGAATTGGTACAAGATATTTCTAATCAAGTTGCACTAGCAGAGCCAGTAGTAATTGGCCCTGATGGCGAAGAAGTCAAAAACCATTTCTTGCTAAACATATTGAAAAATCCTAATGATTATTTAACTGGTTTTGAATTTGCAAAGCTTGAAACAAATACATTGTTAATCAATGGAGAAGCTTTTCCTATTACAGATAATGACCAGTTACATTTAGGATATGGTGTTCAAACGAAATTAGATGATCGTTTGATTGAAAAATTTTCAATGAATGGCCAACCAATACCAGGGAGTATGATTCGTCATATAAAAAATATTGGTGTGGATTCCTTAAAAGGTGCTGGAATTATTGATCTTGCAAAAAGCACGCTAGAAGGTGTTTTAAGTGCTGAAAAGGTTTTGACAGAAAAATATAAGAAAGGCGGCTTGCTCGCTTTCTTGTTAAAGCTGGATGCGCATATCAATCCAAATAACAGCGCTCAACAAAAGATAGTAAAAGCTATTTTAAATCAGTTAGAAGAAACGCAAGATAATGATAGTCATTCAGTTAAAATGATTCCTTTGGGCAAAGGATACTCAATTGATACTTTAAAAAGCCCAATTGATGATGCAGCTATTCTTAATTATTTGGGTGTTTACAAAAAAGACCTAGGAAAATTTTTAGGAATAGATGTAAATACTTATCAAGCATTAATGAGAACAGATATTGAAAAAGCAATGATGTATCTGCACAACAAAGCAATTAAACCAATATTAAAAAATAAGAGCGAGCATTACTCGGCTCTTTTTTTTATGCCTAATTCTGGTTATCGAGTGGAATGGAAAATTAATATTTTGGACTTTGTACCTTATTCCACCAAAACAAATATTGGGTACAACATTGTTCGAACTGGTATTACCAGTCCTGATAATGTGGCAGAAATGCTTGGTTTTCCTAGACAAAATACTGAAGCAACACAAGCCGTCTATATTTCAAATGATTTAACGGAAATCGGCAAAAAGAATGCTACCGATAACTCATTGACAACAGAGGATGACTTGAAGGGAGGTGGTAAGAATGAAGAAACAGGAAATTCGGACATTTGACATCACAAACCTTAAAACAAGAAGCGAAGAAGATAGTCAAACACAGATTGTTACTGGTTATGCGGCGGTGTTTAATAGTCCAACAGAATTATGGGAAGGCCTAAATGAAGTGATTAAGCCTGGAGCTTTCAGTCGTGCTTTGTCAAATTCTGATGTTCGTTGTTTATTCGATCATGACTGGGGCAAAGTATTAGGGCGCACAAGAAGTGGAACTTTGAAACTTGAAGAAGATGATAAGGGACTACGATTTGAAGTTGAGTTGCCCAATACAACTGTTGCCAATGACTTGATTCAATCAATGTCACGTGGGGACATTAATCAGTGTAGCTTTGGTTTTTATCCAACGGAAGAAACTTGGGATTATAGTTCAGACCCAGTTTTAAGAACTATCCATGAAGTCGAATTGTATGAAGTTTCTATTGTTTCTTTACCTGCTTATGAAGATACAGAAGCAGCACTATCAAGAAACAAACAAGAAATGAAGCAAGATATTAAAACTAGAAAAAAATTAATTGAAAAAATTAAAACAGCGCTTGAAGCGTAGGAGGAATTTATTATGAACAAAGAATTATTGCGTCAATTACAAGCTCGTCACGAGAAACGATTAAGTGATTTACAAGGCAAAATTGAATCTGGAGAAGTGCGTGAAGCAGATTTAGATTCAGTTAATGAAGAAATTGATGGTTTAATCAATGAATTAAAAGCCATTAAAGCTGAATTAGGGGATGATAATTCAGAATCTGGTGACGGTAAAGGCGATGATGGAACCGCCAAATCCGATAATACTGATGATGAAAATAAAGAAGATCGTGAAAAAGATACGAACGAAAATAACAATGATAAAAACGAAGAAAATCGTGGCGGCATGATTAGTCAAGAACAGCGTGATGGCTTGTTACGCACAATTCATGAAGGAATGGAGGCTAGAAATGCGATGTCTAATGAACAACGTGAAAAACAAATTCGTAAAGCATTTGCTGATTTTGTTATTGGTAATATTTCAGAAAGTGAAGCACGTTCATTAGGTATTGAAACAGGCAATGGTTCAGTGACAGTACCAGAAGTGATTGCCTCCGAAGTGATTTCTTATGCTCAAGAAGAAAACTTATTGCGTAAATACGGAACGGTGATTCGCACGGCTGGTGATGTGAAGTATCCAATTCTTGTGAAAAAAGCAGAGGCTAATGTAAACAAAAAAGAACGTACGACAGATATTGCTGAAACAGCGATTCAATTTGACGAAATTTTACTTGATCCAGCAGAATTTGATGCATTGGCAACTGTAACGAAAAAACTATTAAAAATGTCTGGTGTGCCAGTAGAAGATATTGTTGTAGAAGAATTGAAAAAAGCATATGTTCGCAAAGAAATTAATTATATGTTTAATGGCGACGATGCAGGAAATGAAAACCCAGGAGCTTTAGCTAAAAAAGCTGTTGCATTTGAAAAACCTGTAGATTTAACAGCTGCAGGTGCTGGTCAAAAATTATATGATGCATTGATTGAATTTAAAAATACACCAGTAACAGAAGTAATGAAAAAAGGTCGTTTTATTATTAATCGTGCAGCTTTAACTGCTATTGAAAAAATGAAAACAGATGATGGCTTCCCATTGTTACGACCATTCACGCAAGCAGAAGGTGGTATTGGTTATCAATTAGTTGGTTATCCAGTTGATTGGACCGATGCAGCAGATAAAAAAGGTGAACCAGATACACCAGTATTATATTTTGGTGATTTTTCTGCTTTCAAAATTCAAGAAGTTATTGGAGCGTTAGAAATTCAAAAATTGGTTGAAAAATTCTCTGGAAAAAATCAAGTTGGGTTCCAAATTTACAACTTGTTAGATGGCCAATTAGTTTATTCACCATTCGAGCCAGCTGTTTATCGTTATGAAATTACAAAACCAGTAGGTGGTTAATGTGAACAACGAAGCTGAAACATTATTTTTAGAAGAAAAATTCAAAGCACATATTCATTTTGAGGAGGGGATGGATGATTCCATGCTCTCTTTTTATTTAAATATGGCAAAAAATTATGTGAAAACTGCAACTGGAGGGCAAGAAGAATATTTAATTTTGATGGTTGCTGGTATTGCTTATGAATATCGTGTTTCAGAAGATGAATTAGATAAGGCGTTGAATGCGATCACGCCATTTATCATCCAAGGAGTGATTCAACATGCCGAAGAGGCAGACGAATAGGTTTCGTTGGAAAGCAGACTTGCTAAATGTAAAAGAAGAAACAGATTCGAACGATAAAGTAGTTACAACCTATAAACTTAACAGGCTTTTATGGTACGAAGATATTGGAGTAACTGCACAAGAAAAATATCTTTCACAGCAAGCCAAAACAGACGTTGTCAGACGGATTAAAGTGAGATTGGATAAATCTATCACAGAAAAGTTTAGCGCTGTTAGAATCGAGTCTGTGACCTATAAAATCACTCGTATTTACACAAATATGGATAAACGAGAAATGGAGTTGAGTTTGGCTTATGTCGATTAGTTTTCAGAAATTAAGGGCAACGCTAAAAGCAGTAGGTGTACCTGTGACACGTGACAAAGCGGAAAAAGGAACCGATTATCCATATATTGTTTATTCAAATGTTAGTAAAGGTAAAAAGATGGCTTCCTCTAAAGTTCATAGGCGATTGCCATATTATCAAATCTCTTTTTATACAACAGGTACTGAAAAGGATTTAATTGCTTTAGAAAATGCATTGGAGGAAGCTGGTATTCCTTACACTGATTTTGTAGGCATTCAAGGCGATGAAAATGATGATACTGTGACAAATTTTTACACATATGTGAGGTGTATTGAAGATGGAAAATAATAATGGTTTTGCAGATATGGCAGACTATTTAGGAAAGCTTTCGCAAGTAGATGCGACAAAATTATCAATAGAATCATTAACCGCTGCAGCTAATTTTTATATGGAAAAATTACTACCCAATATACCTAAATCGCTTCTAAAAAAGAAGCACATGGTTGATCAAGTGAAAGTAAATATTAAAGATGATGAAGTACAAGTAGCTTTTGAAGATACAGCCTTTTACTGGCGATTCGCTGAAAACGGAACAGTAAATCAAAAAGCGCAACATTTTGCCAGTGGAACATTTGAACAAAATAAAGATCAAATTGAAAAAATTATGACTCAACAAATATTAGATTTATGGAAAGGATGAGTAAATTGGGAAAACAAGATGTGTATTATTTTGAAGGCTTAGATGACATCTTAATTGCCATGATGACCACAAAAGATGCAGTAGGTACAGAACCAGCATTTGGCGAGGTTGTTCGTTTGCCAATAGCCACAAAATTGGGAATTAAAGGAAATGGAACAGCTTTAGAAAAATGGGCATCAAGTAAAATGTTCCGACGCGTAAGTCGTGAAACGAAACATGAAATTGCGCTAGATCATGTGGGCATTCCTATTGCGGTGATGGATGAAATAAAAGGATTAATCGCTCAAAGTGGAGTGACTTTTGGTAAAAACACTGCGCGAGAATTTCCTTATTTTGCCTTTGGGTTTATCGGAAATATTGAAAATGGTGGAAAAAAAGCTGTTTGGTATCCTAAAACGCAGTTATCAAATGTTATTGATGAAGAATACACTACTGCAGAAGATGAAACCAAAATTGATGATGTAACTGCTAACTTTGTTTCAACTGGTTTAACATACAATAATGTTATGTATTCAAGTTTTGATTCCAATCGGGATAGTGCTTCAATAGAACTATTTGAAAAATTTATCGCGCAACCTGTTTATGACGAAGAACAATGGAAGAAACTAGCAGGCCCTTCACGTGGAGGTGGCAGTGACTAATGGCAAAATTAGCGGATTATGGGATTGTTATTTCAGATACACCCACAGTTACTATTCAAGGCCAACAGTTTCCGATTTTGTTAACAATGGAAACAATGGAGTATATTGCTGATGTTTATGATGATGACTATTCAAAATTTGAAGCAGATATGAATGAAATGATTAACAAAAGTGGTGGTCGTATTTCATCAAAAGATTTATCAGCTTCTGATTTAAAAATTATGCGTGCATTGATTTACGGCATGCTAAGAACTGGTGGATTGGAAGAAACGCCAGAAACCATTTTTAAGTTTTTAGGCATGAGTGCCACAATCGTTGAAATTTATAGTACATGTATGGAAATATTTGCAAAGCAGAATTTTCAAGTTGAAGACTTAAAAAAATCCAAGAAGCCACAAGATTATCAAACTCCGAAAAAAAGGAAAAACAAAAAGAAAAAGCCTCAACGGAAATAGGAACGCCGTGGGCTTTTTATTTATATGTAGCTCTCACTCTTTTGGGATGGAGTGAGGACTTCTTTTTAAAAGCAACTCCCAACTTGTGGCTTAAGTCATATATTCAGTGGTTAGTAAGTAATACGGAGTTTGAACCACCCAGAAGTGTGACAATGGATAAAAGTCCTTGGTGGTAGGAAAGGAGCGCTAACGTGTCAAAACAAGAATCCGATGTTGTCTTAAATTTTAAGATGAATGGAGAAATAAATTATTCTAAAACGATTAAAGAAATTAATCGTGAAATGAACTTAGCGGCTACCGAGTACAAAAACCAGGTATCCGCAATGGATAAAAATGCAACTCAAACTGAAAAACTAACAGCTACAAAGAAAAAATTAGAAAAACAATTATCTTTAGCTGAACGAAGAACAAAATTATTACGTGAAGAATATGAAAAATCAGTAAAAGAAACTGGTGAATATTCAGAGCAATCACAAAAGCTGTATAAGCGTTTATTGGAATCCGAAACAGGTGAAAATAAACTGCGTTCTGCATTGGAAAGTACCAATGAAGCTTTGAAAAAGCAAGGTAATTTATCAATAAAAACAGCTGAAAAACTAGCCAAAATTGAAAAAGCTGGAGACAAAATTAAATCAGTTGGGCAAAAACTGTCTGTTGGATTAACAGCGCCAATTATGGGAATTGGGGCTGCTTCTATTGCCGCATTCAAAGAATTAGATGAATGTTTGGATAATATAACAACAGCAACAGGAGCTACTGGTAGTCAGCTAGAATCTTTACAAGCCAGTTTTAAAGCAGTAGCAGGTCAAATACCCGCGGATATGCAAGATATATCAACTGGTATTGGTGAAGTAAATACTCAATTTGGCTTAATGGATAAGCAATTGGAAGATACAACAGGCCGAATGCTTAAATTTTCAGAAATTAATGGCTCAGATGTTTCTCAATCAACTATTAATGCAAAAAAATCAATGGACCTTTTTAGGTTGTCTATTGAGGATTTGCCAATGATTTTAGATTCAGTATCTAAAACTAGCCAAGATACTGGAGTAGGGGTAGATCAGTTATTTGATGCCGTAAATAGAGGTGCGCCCCAACTCAAAGCTATGGGACTTGGTTTTTCTGAATCAACTATCTTAATAGGTCAAATGGAAAAAGCTGGTATTGATTCAGCAGGAACTCTTGGCTATTTGGCAAAAGCTAGTGTCGTATATGCGAAAGATAATAAAACCATGCAAGAAGGGCTTAGCGGAACTATTGAATCTATTAAAGGGGCCACAACTGAACAAGAAAAACTCACTATTGCTAGTGAAGTTTTTGGAACTAAAGCTGCTTCAAAAATGGTAGAAGCTATTGATAGCGGAGCGTTGTCAATGGATGGTTTAGCAGATTCAGCAAAAAACGCAGCTGGCACTGTGGATCAGACGTTTAGTGATATTCTTGATCCAATTGACCAAGCAAAGTTGGCACAAAATCAATTTAAAATAGCAATGGGTGAACTTGGAGAACAAGTGCAAATAGCATTATTACCAGCATTTCAAGCTGCAACGGATGCAATAAAAAAAGTTTCAGAATGGTTTGGAAATTTAACAGATAGTCAAAAGCAAACCATACTGAAAATAGCTGGTGTAGTTGCTGCTATCGGTCCAGTATTAGTAGTTTTAGGAACACTTGCTAGTTCCATTAGTAGTTTGATTCCAGTTATTGCTTTTCTTCTTTCGCCAATTGGTTTAGTAATTGCAGCAGTTGCCGCTTGGATAGCCGCAATCGTAATTGCATACAATAAAATTGGTTGGTTTAGAGATTTTATCAATACCTCCTTTAAAGTAATTAAAGATATTGTGGTTGGTGTATTCGATGTTTTGAAAGATGTGACAAAATCTACGTTTGATTTCATCATAGGATTTATTGGTGGTGCCATGGATGGTGCTGTGAAAATCATTGGCGGCTGTATAGATTCAATTAAGCGTATTTTTAGTGGTATTGTTGATTTCGTCACAGGAGTGTTTACAGGCGATTGGTCAAGAGCATGGCAAGGTGTTGTTGATATTTTTGGCGGTATATTTGATGGAATTGCCGAATTAGGAAAGGCTCCAATTAATGCCATGATTACGTTAATCAATGGATTTATCGGTGGATTAAACAATATAAAAATACCTAAATGGGTACCAGGAATTGGTGGTAAAGGATTTCATATTGGAAAAATCCCTTATTTAGCAGAAGGTGGAACGATTCTAAATGGTCAAGCCATTGTTGGTGAAGCTGGTCCTGAACTTTTAACCGCTAAAAACGGCAAGACAACTGTAACTCCATTGTCACCAGAAGAAAAAGCTCGTGGAATTGGTGGTGCTTTGAAAGGCAATTCTACTATTAATAACTATGTGACAATCGGTCAAGTGGATGCAAATAATCCAAGTGAAATCAACCGTTTAAACAGAAAAATGTTTCAAGCGAATGTCTGGAATAATTTAGCGACAGGAGATGTGTAAAAATGGATAGATATACGCCCAATTTTGTATGGAAAGGAGCAAATGCTCTTTTAGATTACGGCTTAATTATTGAGTCTGAATTACCTGAAATTGTCGCTAAACCAAGATATAACGAAATAACTGTTGTTGGTAGCAACAGAGTGCTGAACGAATGGTTTGGTGATTATGAACCATTTGATTTAAAAATTAAAGATGTCAGCGTTAGTTATGAACGTTTGCCAGAAGTGAAACGATGGCTTAGCGGACAATCTGAATTAATCACTCATAACAATGTGAATGTGTATGTTAATGCAGTGTGTAATATTAACAATGAAGTTGAATACGTCAACGAATGGGGAACTTTTTATTCATTTGAAATAACTTTTCGTTGCGAACCTTTAAAAAGAAAAGTAAACGAACTTTTTATAAATTTAAAAAAGGGTGAAAATATTGTAATAAATCATGGCGACGAGGTTTCTCAACCGTTAATCGAAATCCAGTCAAATGGCGGTAACATCAGCATTACTTGTGGTAAAAATACATTAACTTTAATAAATACATCTGCTGGGATGTTGTCAGTAGACAATGAGCTAGCTGTTTGTATGCAAGGAGGACGGATTCAACGAACCAAAGGAAATTGGATAAAAATGTCACCAGGGAAAAATAAAATAATGGTGACAGGAAATATTGCTAGTATAAGAATGAAGATAAGGAGTGTGTATTTTTGATCAATCCAATTTATATTTATGAAAAAGTGCCAAATGACTTATCAGAAAATGGGATTTCTCTTTTAGATTGGGCGGATGCACCAGAAATTACTCGTTCATTAAATAGCGAATATTCGTTTTACGGAAATTATTCGTTAGTAGGAAAAAATAATAACCAAATAAAAAAAGGCTATTATTTGAAAGCGATGGTATCGGACGGATCGTGGCAATATTTTAGAATCAAATCAGTTGATAAGAATCTACATTCTATTTCTATTAAGGCTCTACACATTGGTTATGAAGCCAACCGAAATTTTATCCAAATGGCATATACGGCAAACGGTACTGGTAAACAAATTATGGAAAATTTAAAATCTAATTTAGCGTTTAAACAACCATTTATCTATGAAAGTAATATTAATACTCGGCATCAGTTTACTGCAAAAGAAGTAAATCCAATATCTGCAATCATTGGGCAAAATAACGGCAATGAGAATCTAACAGGAGTTACTTCTGGTGAGTTAGATATGGATAATTACAGACTAATGTTAAAAGGTAGAATCGGTGAGGATAACGGTTTTAGAATAGATTTAGGTGTGAATTTAGAATCAATAAAAGAGACTGTTGATGACTTAAATGTTTTCAACAGTCTCTATTTAATTGGAGGAACACCTGATGATGTTAACTATAACGAAGATCAAGAGCCAGTAACATTTGCCTTTTTGGAAACAAAGGGAGTAAACGATGAAAATAGACGTATTACGAGCAGAACGAATAGTGAATGTAAAACTGTAGAGGAATTGAAGAAGTGGGGTCAATCACTCTTTGATAAAGAGCGAATACATGAACCAAAAGTCACTCATGAAATTAATATGGTTACTTTGGAAAATACGATTGAGTATCAAAAACTTTACGGCAAGATGATGAAGTTGAATTTTGGAGATACTGTTTATTGTGATATTGAATATAACGGGATAACTGGGGTAAAAGAACGAGTAACAGAATGTACGTGGCTTCCAACCCTTGGTAAGTACAAGAATATTGTATTAGGAAACGAAATAAAATCTTACACAGATTCAGTAAATACTGCAGTCAATCAAATAACCAAAAAACTGGAAGTTAAAAGCGAAGATTTACAAAACGCAATAGTTAATGCTACCCAATGGATAACAGGAACAAAAGGTGGCTATGTTCGGTTTCGCCCTAAAGATGCACCAGAAGAAATTTTAATCATGGACAGACCAAATGCGAATGATGCAAAAAAAGTATGGCGTTGGAACCTAGGAGGTCTTGGTTATTCAAATAGTGGTGTAAATGGTCCGTTTGAGACAGCTATTACTCAAGATGGCTCAATTGTTGCTAATTTTATTACAGCAGGAATTTTGACAGGGATTTTAGTACAAGGTGTGGCTTTAAAAACATTAGATGATAAAGATTTCCAAGTTGTGGTTGAAGGTGGAAAGGTAGCATTTGAACGTAAAAGAGTAAGCACAGGCCTAAAAGATGTTCATGGTGAATTATTTGGTGACATTAAGGCTACGTATGATGGAAGTGGAAAAAAAGCTAATGGATTCGCTGTTAGACAAAAACCTGGTTACATTTTTTCAATCAATACGATTAGCAAAAATAATGATGTACAATCAGTCCCAATTATTCAAATACCATCAGATGCTCATCCAGATAATAGGAAAGTAAACAGTTACGCATCCTGGACGCATGATGGTAAGTTCAGTGTTTCTGGAAAAACTACACTCAAAAGTGAAATGGATATTAGCGGTATTTTAACAGGAACTATCGCTAAATTTGATAAGGTCTATATCGGCGGTAAGGAAGTCATCCCTGGCCAAAATGGCGGTGGCGGTTCTGGAGCTGGTACAGGCGGTTATCCATCCGAAGTTACAAGTGATGCAGATAAATTTGCTTGGGACTTATGGAGTTACCTATTAGCTAACGGATACAGCAAAGCAGCTGCTGCAGGTATCCTTGGAAATGTACAAGGAGAAGTTGGTCCGAGTATGAACCCAGATACCGAACAAATAGGCGGTCCAGCTTACGGATGGGTTCAATGGGACGGTTCAGCGTATCCATTGGTAGGCGCACCAACTTGGAATGGCCGAGAATACGTACAACGCTTAATTGCAGCTGCAGGTATCAAACAAGACTATAGGACGTCATTAGCCCAATCTCAATTAATTAATTGGTGTATGTTCAATGGGCAATGGTTAGGACAAGTAAGTCCATTAACAGTTGATGAATTTAAAGTTGTCAGCTCGCCTAAAACCGCTGCTTATGCGTTTGAATTAAACTTTGAACGTCCAGTTGCAGCGCACCCAGAAAGACAAACCTATGCACAAGCATGGTATGACAAATTCAAAGATTTGAAAGCTTCTACTGCAACAGGAAAAGCTGGCATAGAACATTTGGAGACCTTAATGGGCAAATGGCTTGGTAATGGGCAATGTTATGCCGTTCCAGCCGAATATTCTGGTTTTATGGGCGGCTGCGGTTTAGGTGCAGGAACAATTTATGGCTTTTCACATGTAATTGGTGATACATCAGCTGCTGCAGATATTGGTGAAGCATATGATTGGAATGCGGTAGGTTGGAGAGTAATCCAAAATCCAACGTATAAAGATTTAGTCGTAGGAGCGATCGTCAATATTAGACGAGGTGGCCAATGGGGAACAGGTTGGACAGTAGACCCCGCATATGGTCACACGGGCGTGATTTACGGCTTAAATAACGGACGTATCCAAACCATAGAACAGAACGCCGAGCAAGGGCAAATTGTCGCAAAATATGACCGATTATATTTTGATAATTCAATTCAATCGATTGTTATACCACCAAAATAATGAAAGGAGCGAACAAATGAGCATAGAACAATTTAGAGATGTCAACATCATAGTTGATACCGCCGATTATCGAGAATATCGAAATATCTTTGTTAGCCAAGGTGACTACGATGGACGGTCGTTAACGGTTCAAATAACGGATAACGGACTTGTCAAAGAACAGCCAGGACTACAAGTTAATTTATGGTGGAAACACAAAATTGCAGGTAATCAAGGCTTAGATAATTTCACATTAATTAATAAAGAAGAAAGTATTTTTAAAATAGACTTCCCTAATGTGATGTTAACGCCTGGAACTGTAATAGTCGCCTTACAAATTTTAATTGACGGACGAATCATCATGACAAGAGAATTTGAGATTGAGGTACAGAAACTATATGGTTCAGCGTATGCTGTTATTAAAGAAAATTCTTTTAGCACATTAACAAACGCTTTAGCTGAATCGAACAAATGGTTATCCGAGTTAGAGAAAAAACCAGATTTAGAAACTATTAAAGATATGATATCTGAGTTGCCAACAGGCTCTCCTAAAGAAACTTTTGCATCTTTAGCAGCTTTAAAACAAAAGTATCCTTCCGGGAACGAATCAGCGATGTTAGTTTTAGATGCGAGCGGGGCAGGCTATGTTTACACTTGGAATGGCACGGATTGGGTGAAAGGACCGCTATATCAAGCGGCAGGGATTGCAGATGGCTCTGTTAACGAGAAGAAAGCTGCACCAATTTTATTAAACGGATCAATTGTCAGTCAAAATTTTAAAATAGACTTACAAAATAAAAAAATCTCTCTTCCACCAGGTATTACTTGGATTATTGGAAAATCTAACAAAAACTACTCGCTTCCATCGCAAGAATTTTTAATCGAACGAACAAACGGATATTTAGTTTATGATACGCTAAACAAAAAAATCACATTGAGAGAACTCCAATCTACACTACAAACAGATATTGTTTTTGGGGTTATTTGGGTTGGCGATGTCCTTAACATTGATAATGTATCAGACACTATTTTTGTGAAAAGTGATGGAACTGAGGAAAAAATAAGTAATGCAATTTTGTCAGATGCTAATCAGCGATCTACTTTAATTCTAAGTGGGAATCAGGCAACTGAAGCTAGAGTAACTAAAACAGCAACTAGCATGAATTTAGTAATCTCTGGTGGCATCACCATTACAAATCCTTTAACAAAGAGAGCCCGTGTACACACAGAAAGAATTGAAATTGATATTAATGCATTGAATGGTGCAGCTGGAGTTGTTTTATATAACGACAAAGAGCGTAGTTTTTCTGTGTTAAAACAAGCAAATATTCCCTCTTTGCCAGCATTTACTCAACTGTTTGCGATGTTTTGGAACGATGGTTCTTATTTTCTAGTCAATTCCACAATCCCGTGTTTCTTAAATGGTAGAATTTTAAGCGTTCCTCATTTTGGCGAAACAGGTGAATTGTCAATTGCGGAAGGTCAGTTGTTCATTGACAAAACAAATAAAACTGTTGAAATTTTAGGTACAAACAGTTCTGTCAAATCCGTTTTCAGGTACGGTAATGAAATTCGTTACAACCCAGACTTCGATATTTCAAACTATGTCGAAGGTAAGCCTACAATTTTTTATTATGATTATGCGTTAAATGCAATTAAAATTGCTCAATACGACACTGAATCGATTAATAATATTCCGCCAAGAAGTGCTTTTTGCGGTATGGCTTGGGGCGGCTTAGCAAATATGGATTTTAACACTAATACAGATGTTTTTGTCAATAAAAAATTAATTCAGAAATCAAAAAATGCTGTTTCTACCACATATCAATATTGTGCGATTGGTGATTCTTTAACTGAAGGGCTAAAGAGCTATGCAGATGCTGAAAATCCAGCTACATTTTACGAACAGCCTTATCCGTTTTGGATATCTAAGGAATATGGTGGAGCATTAACGAATATTGGGAAATCATCTGGTCGTTTTGGGGGAGATAGAAATATTGATTTTCAAGGACAAGTTGATTCTGTGAAGTTTTCCAATTTTGGTTTTGTAACAATTGCGTTAGGAGTGAACGACTGGCAAAATGACATCTCTAAAGAAACGATTCAAACAGCGATGCGCAAAGGGATTGACAAAATTTTAACTGATAATTCCAAAATTCATATTGCCGGAATCTTACCGCAAAATACTGTGAGAAATAGTTTTTCAGAGCCGCCAAATATCATAGATGATGGTTTTACTCGCGCAAATGGAAATGGCGATACGCTTTCAGATGTCTGTGATTACATTAAAGAAGTTTATGACGAATATCGAATCCCATGTTTCGATTTTAGAAAGAGTCCTATCTTGCTAACAAGAAACAAAGGGCTGTATGACTGGGATGGAATTCACCTAAACCAAGCAGGGCATAAGCTTCAAGGAAGAAGAATAGCAGAGTGGTTGAAAATTAATGTTTGATTCATCGGTTAAATTAAAGAAAAGGTGGTACTTATGTACATGTTTGATTATTTTAGACATTTTTTAGAAACAGAAGATACAAAAATCTTATTTATATTAGCTTTAATCTGCGGAGCCATGGTTATTGATTTCTTTACAGGTACCTTTGCAGCTAAAGTCAATCCAGAAATAGAATTTAAATCAAAAATAGGGATTAATGGAATTTTAAGAAAATTGACGAGTATTTTTTTACTCGTCTTTTTCATTCCGTTATCTGTTATTGTACCAGGAGGTGCAGGCGTTGCGTTGTTATACACCCTATATATAGGCTATCTATTAATGGAAATAAAATCAGTATTGGAAAATTATCAAAAAATGGGTGGTAAAACAGATTTATTTCAACGATTCATCGATAGTTTTAAGACAGGAAATAAAAAAGGAGATGAATAAATGAAAAAGAAAATTTTAGTAGGAGCGTTAATCGCTCTATTTTTTATGCCTGCAGCTGTACTTGCCGCTAAAGGAGATCAAGGTGTGGATTGGGCGATTTATCAAGGCGAACAAGGCCGTTTTGGCTATGCACATGATAAATTCGCTATCGCTCAAATTGGTGGATACAATGCCAGCGGTATTTATGAACAATACACATATAAAACGCAAGTAGCAAGTGCCATTGCTCAAGGAAAACGAGCACATACCTATATTTGGTATGACACTTGGGGAAACATGGATATTGCGAAAACAACGATGGATTACTTCTTACCACGTATTCAAACGCCTAAAAATTCCATTGTCGCATTAGATTTTGAACATGGAGCGTTGGCTAGTGTTCCAGATGGATATGGAGGATATGTAAGTTCAGATGCCGAAAAAGCAGCAAATACAGAGACAATTTTGTACGGTATGCGCAGAATCAAACAGGCTGGCTATACTCCAATGTATTACAGCTATAAGCCATTTACACTAAATCATGTAAACTATCAACAAATCATCAAAGAGTTTCCTAACTCTTTATGGATTGCTGCGTATCCTATCGATGGTGTGTCACCAAATCCATTGTATGCTTATTTCCCAAGCATGGATGGTATTGGCATTTGGCAATTCACATCCGCTTATATTGCAGGTGGTTTAGATGGTAACGTAGATTTAACAGGAATTACAGATAGTGGTTATACAGATACCAATAAACCAGAAACGGACACGCCAGCAGCAGATGCAGGTGAAGAAATCGAAAAAACACCTAATTCTGATGTTAAAGTCGGTGACACAGTTAAAGTGAAATTTAATGTAGATGCATGGGCAACTGGCGAAGCTATTCCGCAATGGGTAAAAGGAAACAGCTATAAAGTACAAGAAGCAACTGGAAGCAGAGTATTGCTTGAAGGTATCATGTCATGGATTAGTAAAGGCGATATTGAACTATTACCAGATGCAACTGCTGTTCCTGATAAACAACCAGAATCTACTCACGTAGTTCAATATGGTGAAACATTATCCAGCATTGCGTATCAATATGGAACAGACTATCAAACGTTGGCGGCATTAAATGGATTGGCTAATCCAAATCTAATTTACCCTGGTCAAGTTTTGAAAGTTAACGGATCAGTAGTAAGCAACGTTTACACAGTTCAATATGGTGATAATTTATCAAGTATTGCAGCCAAACTCGATACTACTTATCAAGCCTTAGCTGCATTAAACGGACTATCAAATCCTAACTTGATTTATCCTGGTCAAAATTTAAAATATTAAAATAGCCCCTCTTTAATGAGGGGCAGTACATATTCTATGGGAAATTGGATATTAGTATCGTACTACTCAACAGGTATTCGGAAATAACTAAAATACTCTAATTTTTTGTGGGGAATTACAAATGTTACAATATAAGTGTAAGCTAATTTGTTAGCAAGTTGGCCTATAAATTTAGATAGAAATTTAGGTAATACAGATAACATTCGGGCTACAGTACTACTAGGAACCCTGTTAATATATTACTAATAAAAAAACTATCTAAATAACTTTCAAAATTAGCTAAATTTTTAGCTGATTTTATTGACCGATTTGATTCTAAAATGCTATAGTTGTTATATAAAGTAAAAAACATATGTGTTAGTTGTTTATACTTTTTAATATTACTTAATTGGTGGATTTATATTTATGATAGGATATCACGGAACAAGTAAGGAATGTGCTGAAAGTATTATAAAATCGCAAAAATTTAATGTAGATACTTTTATAATTTATGGTGATTGTAGAATTAAAAGTGGACAAAGAATGCCTAATGATTTTGGTTCAGGAATTTATATGTTTTTGACAAATGATTGTTATGACGGTATCAAATGTGCGAAAAATTATGCTAATACTTTTAAAGATGTCCCTACAACAGTATTAGAAATAAATATAAAAGATGATTGTATAACTTGTATTGATTTTGAAGATAAAAAAACTATGGATATTTTTAATAAACTAAGAGAAAAAATATATGATCGAATTTATTACAATTATCAGATGTCTGTTAAAGATAGTGGTAGTAAGAAGAGAGCAAATTTAGATGGGTTGTTCATAGAGTACTTAGTTCAATATAAATATAATAACCAAATAGACGCTGTTATGGGATTGAGCTATACTCCTTCATATAATAAACAGAGAAGTATTTCTAATTTTCCAAATGGTAAAGAAATATGTTTGAGGAGTAATGAGTTTATATGTTGGGATAAATGTAAGGAGGTAAAATTATGACTTACAATAAAATAATTTTAGATGAAAGTGTTCTAAATTTAGACACTTGGTTACCGCAAGATGCTATCGATGCCTTAACAGAATTAGTTTATGACGTTAAATTAGACAATAAAGAGGCATATTTTAAAATTTTTAAGTTATCAGAAACATCATTTAAAACGAGTAAACCATTAGAGGTAGAAGGAAATTCATTTTTTAAAGTGGAAAAATTACAATATTCCGAAATTATAAAAAAAAATGACTGTGAATATGATATGATGACACAGGAGGCAGCTTAATGGCTTCAATAATATTTAAAGATTATATTATAGAAAAATCAATTTATAGAACGAATCCTCGTTTTAAAAAACCACACGAAGACTATGGTTTAGTGATTGAAGAAGACATTAGTGCTGAAGTAGGAATAAAAGATGACGAAGGTTATGTAATAATTAACCTTATATTGAATAAAGACGATGATCATCAGTACATCGATAATACACCTTTCTTTTTAGAAGTTGTTATAAGAGGAATATTTTCTCATGAATTTAAAAAAGATGAAAAAGATCATTTAAAAGGTCTTTTAGGCAGTAATGCGTTAGCTATCTTATATCCGTACCTTCGTTCTTATGTATCATTTTTAACAGCAAACACAAATCAATTTCCTACTTATATTCTTCAAGTAGTTAATTTTGCACAGATGGTATCCGAGGAGAAAAAAATAAAATTTATTGGATTTGATGATTGAAAAAATTGAAAACCTACTTCTCTTTGTGAGAGGTAGGTCTTTTTTTGTTTATTCGGGTATAATTTATATATCTATTCGCTTGCCTTTTTTTATTTTTTGATGTAGATTTTATCTTGTTGTTATAGTCTATTTTGCTAATTTGGATTAAAATGATATTATGCCAACCCTTGTGAGTTCTAGTCTGTCTAAATATGGTGTCGTAGAAAAATTACACCGTGAAACTAAATAATTTAGTTAGATAGAGCCTAGAATCCTTGTTGTGTAAGGGTCTAGGCTTTTTATCTATAGATTCATTACATGTTCATTTGTAGATGGAATGTAGAGGGAGGATTACCCAAGTTTGGCTGAAGGGGACGGTCTCGAAAACCGTTAGGCGAGTAACATCGTGCAAGGGTTCGAATCCCTTATCCTCCGTACCGAGAAGCAGTTGAGTTATTAGTTGCAAATAAAACCACAGAGACGTACACTTAAAGTAGAAAAATACTTAAGAAGAGGTGTCTATTATGTCAAACTATGAAGAAAAAGAAGCGCAAGCATTAGCAAAAATTGCCGACGTTTTGAACAAATTGGATGCAAGTTTAGAAGAGTTGGGCTCGCTAGATGAGGATACAAAAAAACATAGTATGAAGAAATGGATTGTTGAAAAAAAAGCCATTCATGAGATTAAAAAAATTGCACACGAAGCTGGTAAGTATGACAAGTATGATGAAAAAGAATTAGAAAAAGAAATGGATCTGTTGGAAAAGTTTATGTAAAAAAGCGCTAGCTTTTGTTCAACAGTTATTTAATTTTGAGTCTAGAATTAATCGTTTTGATTTTTTCTAGGCTTATTTTTTATGAAGTAAGCAAATCGTATCGGGAGAGGTATTGAATTAAGAAATAAAGCATGTATTGATTCAGAAAAAAAGTTGTAGTAAAATGTTCGTCACAACTACTTTTCTTATGATTTTATAGAAGGAAAAGTTGGAATAATGAATTGAGAAGAGTCGATTTTTAGGAGATGATTTTAGGTGACTTTTTATCAATTATTGCAGTTAGATCCATTTATTTTGAAACAAAAAATTCATCAAGCGGACACTAAAAAACAGCGGAGATATTTTTGGCGCGCCTTGTTAATAAGGGATATTTTATTAGTTTCGTTTGCGATTTTATGGGTGTCGACGATTACTTTTTTCTTTGGAAAAGCTGTAGCGCCTTTTTCAATTGTATTATTTTGTTTGCTGTTGAGTATCCGTTTCGTCTCATATGGCTACAGGGAAAAACAGGCCTTGCTTAGTTTAGGAATCGTGTTAACAATTCTAGGTGTTAGTCCACTAATTTCACTGATTTCTGTATCATTTTTACAATGGGGTCTTCATTTTATCTGCTTGCTGGTATTGTTTTTCTTAACTGGTAAAAACCCTAAAATGGGTAATCCAGGCTTGTATACGTTCTCCTACTTATATTTAGTTGGCACGGTTCACTATCAATCGTTTCAGCAATTAGAACAAACTTTCTTTGTATTAGTGTTTGCTTATCTACTTTTAGCTTTTGTTTATCATGTGAAACATAAAAAATTGGATCAAGAGATTACTTTTATACAGATGGTTACAGAAAATGGTTTTTTTAATCAAAGAAATATTTGGTTTGGTTATTACGCTTTAGGCATTAGCTTATTACTTTTTATAGGAACGCACCTTCAGATTGACCGCTTTATGTGGGCAACATTTGCTAGTTCGTCATTATTTTCTGGGTATGAGACGTTTAAATTGTCTGAACGAGCCAAAGAACGAATAATAGGGGTCGTTATTGGCTCTCTAGTATCGGCTATCTTGTTATTTTATATACCAACGAACCTACTTGGTATTTTAGGAGGACTTTGTTTAGGCTTATGCACATCTTATAAAAGTAAAACGATTTTTAATTGTGTTGGTGCTATCATGGCAGCTTCTATGATATTTGGGCTAGAAACAAGTCTTTACTTAAGAATTTTGTTAAATATGTTGGGGCTAGCTTACGGTTTGCTTTATCATTTTGTCTTTGTAAAAACTATGTCCTATTGCAATCGCAAAGAGTGGCTGAAATTGTCTGAATAAAAGGAGCCTAACATTCTTTCTTGAAAGAATGTTAGGCTCCTTAGACATTTTTGTTTATATTTCATATTATCAAATTATATGCATGCTGTTAATCAATGCCCAACTGCTATATCAAATGTCGCAATTTTTGCTGAGCCAGTAGGTACAAGGTCTAGTTCCACTTCGTCAAACCTATTGCCATCAACTGGTATCCCAAAGTAAATGGTAGATGGTCCAGTTCTACTTTCATAGACTATTATCTATTAGTATACCTAAATTTCTATTTAATTCGTAATGACTGACCAGGATAAAAAACAGAAGTTTCAATGCGTGGATTTAATGCTAATAATTCTTCCAAGGTTAAACCATTTCTTTCGGCTAACTGTCGCCCACCTTCACCACTTCGTACCGTATCGTATATAGGTTGGTCTGATTTAGAATTTTGTATTTGTTCACTAGAATCAGAGTTTTGTGGTGGTTGCTGCTCAGATTGTTCAAAAACTTGTTGAGTTTGATTATTTCTTTCAATTAATTGTTCCAACGTAATATTACCTAGATAAGTGTATATTTGTCCATTAACAGTTAAAGTACCATCATTATTTTTCGTTACTGTTCGGGGCGTATTATTCAAAAGAAACGTCATTATTTGATTACCATTCTCATCCACAGAAAAACTTACATTTTGAAGAGGAACATTCGATTGAGTTATGCTAGTGAGTGTTCCGTCAGCATTTATAAAAAATAAGTTATCACTTTGAGGAATACCCCAACCGCCTATAAAATCAGCTAAGCTAACTTGTGGTAGCGGTTCTTTAGTAGTAGATGAAGAGGTAGATTGGTTTGTTTCAGATGAGACGTTTTGATAATTAGAGCTGGTTTCTTCCGTTTTATCTTTTTGAGTGGAAGAATCAATACTTTTCTTTGTGTAAGGTTTCAAAACTAGTTTTGTTTGGTTATCAGAATTGTTTGTCTTAGTAGGAGTGAAAAGTAGATTTTGCTTTTCTTTTTTTATCTTGTAAGCTACTTCTTTTCCTTCATTTTCCCAACGAATTTGATTGTTTTTTAGATGGTATTTGACTTTGTATTCTATTTTATTTGCAATTTGTTTACCTAATTCTTCGCCTGCTTTTTCCAAATCATTTTTTGCAGTTGATGTGTGTTCATCTGTATTGATTTTGAAAGTAGCGGTATCTTCGCTGAATGATACAATCATTACTACTTCATCAACGTTGGAGTTTACGGCCCACTCGTTTGCCATTAGCTCTTTTGTGGTCACTTTATTTCTGCAAGAAGTAAGGGTCAGTAAGGATAAAAAAACAATCAACCCCAGTAAACTTTTTTTCAT